CATTCTATCTACATTAAAAATAACATCTTCAATTTTAGGACCAGTTGCTGATTTTATATTTTCTGTAAAATCATCTATAAATCCATAAGTTAATTTTCCTAAATTCTGCTCTTGTTTTTTTCTTTCTCTATAAATTTCAGCTTGCTGTTGTAATCTTTTTCTAAATGATTCAAATTCATCACCAGCAAATGGTCCACCCATAGGTACAGCAAACTCAACTAATTTTTTTCTTTCCTCAAATAAATCTGCATTTGCTTTACTTGAATCTTTTTTAGCCTTAGTTTCTTTTTCTGTTATTTTTACTACCTTATTTAATCCATCAATTTCTTTTTGTATTAAATCAGTATATATTTTTTTGTCACCATTTAATTTTTTTAAAGCAGCTTCATTTTGATTAAATTGAGTGGTTGATTCTTTAAGCGCACCAACAGAATAAAATGTTGAATAACCTAATTTTTGTTGTGCTATTGCATTTTTAAAATTTGATGTAGCAGCAGCACTTAAACTATCTTTGCTGTTTTTTAAAGACTGATTGTATCTATTTTGTTGTTCAATTTGAAAATCTAAATCAGATACTTTATTTGCAAATTGTTGAATATTGGTTTTGGCTTGTAATACTTGTATATAATTTTTTGTTGCCTCTTCAATAGCCTTAATATTATCTGCACCAGTTTTTAAACCACCATAATAATCACCACTTATTTCTTGCAATTGCAATAAAGCATTTTTTTGCTCTTTTTGTGAAAGAGTTAAATCAGTTGCTTTTTTAGTCAATGCTTGTATAACAATAATCTGACCGCTATTTGCTGTGTTTGCTTTATCTATAACTTCATTTACAGTACCTTGATTGTCTATAAAATCCTGATAGCTTTTATTGACTTTAGCGTATTCTTGCGATAATGCATTTTGTTTTCCAAATAAAGCATCAATTGCATTTCCTAAACTTCCATATTTTTGTACTGCTATTGTTATAGCAGATGTAACTGCACTAAAGGCTAAAAATATACCTGCAGGGCCAAGTAAACTTTTACCAATTTCTTTTAAAGCTGGTAAAACTTTTCCATTTGTAGTAGCAGTCAAATTACCAAAACCTTGAATTACTCCAGGTAAGTTGTTTTGAATACCTAAAAAACCAAATGGTAAATCTTGTACAGTTAATGATAAACTTGTAAGAGCAGTTCTTGCGCTTTTACTTGAGTTCCCAACTTGTTCAAGTTTTGTATTGGCTTGTGGGACTACATTACTTAATTTATCAAAATCATCAACTAATTTTTTTTGTGTGACTGATAAACGTGTAAATTGTCTAGATAATGCACCTAATTTTTTATCTCCTTCTGGAAGTGAATTTATTTTATCTTTTAATACATCTAAATTTCCTTGAACTTTTTTTATAGCAGAAAGTACCTGGTCGGCATTGGCCTTTATGTTTATATCTAAAGATGCATTACTCATTTAGCCAATCTTTTAAAAATTTCTCTATATTCTTCTTCGTCAATTTTAGATGTATCCTCATCACCTGGAAGAGACCACATTTGTTCTGGAGTCTTAGGTGCAGATTTAGGATCTGCCATAAGTCTTACCATAGTAAACATTAATAATCTAGTCTGTCTGTATGAATCAATTTTTTTATCCTCGAATCCCTTTATCATTAACGAAAAATGCCTAGGGCTTATTTCAAAGAATTGCTTTGGCATTAAACCTAATTGGCCAAATGCATATGTTTCTATTTCTTCCCACGAGAATTCTTTTTTTTTGCGTCTTCTTTGTTTAAATCATTTTTGATAAAATCATTGCTAGACCAAAATTCAACAATTCTCCCCATTTCAGAAACTGATTCTACATTTTTTAAATTTGCTTCTACCCAATCAACAAAATATTCAAAAGAGTATTTTTGCTCTTCATCTTTTACCAAACAATTGTTATAGTAGCCGCTATAAATAATATTAGCAATTCCTATTTCATTTATTTGCTCGTTACTAAAAGATTTACCTTCAACAAATTTATTTTCTAAGTATCTAAATGATGCCATTCCAAATTTTAAGCCAATGGATTCACCATTTATAGTAATAGTAGTATAGTTCATAAAGTAAATTAAGCAGTAATGTCAATAGCTCCGTTTGATTGAATTGTTCCAGAAAAATTAACAAACTCAGTTGTAGATTGATTCAAAGTCAATGCAGTTACATAACCTTTAAATTGATGGTAGTAAGCTGCGCCAGCTGAAGAACCAGTTACAACTGGGTTTTGTACTCTTACATTGATTTCAGTTCCATTGTTGAACGCTGTCAACAAAGCAGCATAAGAAACCTGAGAAGATGTAGGAGCAGTTTCGCAAATTGCATCGAAATCAACTGACATGTTTGGTTTGCCAATTGAAGTAAATGTTCCGCAGTTAGTTTGCTCAACTGTTGAATCAGTTGTACCGTTTACTGAAGATGTACGAAGGCAGATTAAAGAATCGAAATCTGTACCGCCAGTTACATCAATATCTACACTCTGTGTAGAACCTTGAATTTGTGCCATTGTTTATTTATTTTTGGTTTACTAAATTGTTGATTGTTATTATTTTACGAGCAACATAATTGTCCCCGTTATACAAAGGTAAATATAATGAATTTGTCCTAGACATTGGGTAAACAATAAAATCAGCATCTGAAAATCCGTCTATTTTAGTATCAGGTATGAGGATATTCAAAATCTGTCCTGCAATATTATCTACCACTGACAGATCATTTACTCTATATTGTTCACTAAATATGTCTATATCTACGCTTACTATATTCCCAAACGAATCATTTGTATTGCTAGCTTGTTCAGTTATGCTAGAAATAATTACATAATTCTGAGGCAATGTCCTAAATGGATCTTGCCCATAAACTGGTACATCTTTACTATTGTAAGAAAGATAGCCATTTAAGGCATTGACATATATTGTTCTAACGCTATTTGAGCAATCCTTCATTATTTCTGAATTACTTTTTTCATCTTTTCTATCATCAATGGGAATACCCTTCTTACAGATGGATAAAAGAATGGTTGTTGTCTTGTGTGACCAGGTGTTGATTTTTTAAAAGTAATCGCATATTCTTGCCATTCTGGATCTAAACTAGGAACATAACCTTGTGCGTATGGTCCAGTTCCGAACTCTACATATGCAGCATATCTTGCATTTGCTTTTAAATTATATGATAATGGCTTTTCTTTTTCTACATTTATTGTTCCTCTTAAACTTCCACCTTCTGGTGAAACTGGAGCTAATCTTTTAGCTTCTCTAGCCATATCCTCAAGTCCTGCACCCATTTCGGCATCTAATTCAGCTATTACTTCTTTTGCATACTTATCCAAATCTTTGAATAATTTATCAAAAGCCGCATTCTGATTTTTAAAGAAAATGCCGTCACCCATTATATATTCACCTTTTTATACTGATGATAATTAAGCCCATCCCAGTTAGGGTATTGGCTGATAAGGGCTTGTCTGTCTGCGTTCATCTTCTTGCCTCTGTTCTCGTACTGCCATGCAGTCAAAGCCATAATATCATCTGCCAAATCCTCTGGAAGTGTTCCAAATCCGCCTTGATAAAGAGCTGTATAAATACCTGGTTCATAGATCCATACTTTGCCTGCAATTATCTCAAAGTCCTCGTTCTTGGTCAAAGTGTTGTATAGTCCTATGCCAGTTTTTATTTTAAGTTCATCCACACATACTAGCGGTCCGTAAGGTAGGTCTACCATCCATAACGGAGGCTGGATTCCGGTTAGTTCAAAATTCGTTCTAATTAGTTTATTAACAAAAGAAAGGCCAGTCAATTTCTCAAGATGTACTCTTGACGCATTCAGAAGTCCTTGTATTAAAGAATCATCTGATGTGTAATCTATTCGCATCCAATTCTTTGCATCGGTGAGACTGACTGGCTCTACTACTGCATCAGCTACAATCGTCACTCCGTTTATATATATCGCCATTTTTACTAATATTTATATACCATTTCTCGGAACCATCCTTCAAACTCATCGAGTGCTTTGCTCGGATCATGTTCTCTAGATCTCGCTTTTGCTTTTCTTGAGGCTTCCTCGTAGGCTTTTTTGTCATCCAGCCTATTAATCGCGTTAACCCAGCTTTTAATCTCATTACGATTTTTTATATATATCCCAGCCGTTCCGCAGTTCTCCTTCAGACCTTCTGCCTCGCTGCATATGACCGGAATGCCACTGCACATTGCCTCTGTTGCCGTTCTGCCCCAGCTCTCGTATTCACTTGGCATGAGCAGGATGCGAGTCTGCCTATAATACTGGTTTATATTGCTCGTATTTGGCACTAATTTGAGATTTGGTAGCTTACTATCCAATTGCTCATCATAGCTGCCCAAAACGCCTAAAAACCGCTTATTTGGCATTTGCCTAGCTATCTCTTCAAATATCTTACCGCCCTTGTTCTCGTTTGTGTTAATGAGAGTAATATACTCGTTCTTCCACGGGTCAATCTTCAAGTCATATATCCGATAGTCAACTGGCGGCGTCATTATAAAGTTAGGCCATTGATAATTTAATAGGTTTTTTAGCCATAAAGAGTTATACACAATATGTTGATTGTGCCTTGCATTGATGATTTCAGGGTATGGATGGCTATTATGAATTAGATGAAAGACTGGTTTTTTATAAAGTCCTCCACTTGCAATTGTCCATCTTGTATAATCCAAGTGCGTAAAAACTGCATGGCTCCAGCGCATCAAACTATCGATCACATTTTCATTTGGAGGAAAAACATCAATGCCGTCAAAGACATAATTATTTCTTATGCGGTATTTGTTTGCTTGATGCAATAAGACTTTTATATGATGCCCTTTGCTTTGCAAATCTTTAAGCATCCAATGAATCATATATTCCGCGCCGCAATTATGTTCTGGTGGGTAGAGATGAATCGAAGCAAGTATATTCATATAAGTTTATTTGCAGAACCATCAAAGATATTTGTATAATCTGCATAATGATTCCATAGTGGAGAGTAATGTGGTTTTTGCCAAGCCATCATTGGAGAAATGATAAAACTTTTACCTCTTGGCTGTATATGTTTTAAAAGCCAATCATCATATTGATAAGTCATATCAAGAAATGGCTCACTAAATCTTTTAGGGTTATTATATAAAACCGCATGAGTTGTCCAACCGCCGTTGAGCCAAAATAAATTTTGACTATATCTTGTTACTTCGCCAATTATATTAGCACCTAAATAACAAAGCTCCCAATCACTTGGAAGTTGACTTAATGCGCTTTCGTAATGCGCATATTCTTTTATCTGTACATCATCTTCAAATAATGCAAGAACGCCATCGTGTTGGCTCATTATTTGTTTCATGCTCTTATTGAAGCTAACTTTTGCATCTGCATCCTTGATAGCATAATAAGGCTCTGGTTCGTATCCTAATTTGGAAACTTCTCGCATTGCACTAGCGAGTCTGTCAATTGCATTATCAGTGGTTAGTATGTATCCTTTCATAGTATTAAAAAAAAGGAGGCTTACGGGCCTCCCTTTTAGATTTATGTATGGGCAATATTAGATACTTCCGTACAAGCAAGCAGTAGGCTGGAAACTCATCAAGTCGCAACGAGCTTCGCAACGGAAAGTAATCAAGTTCTTCACGAAGTCATCTTGATCAAATTCAGTGCTTCTTACTGCAAGACCGCTTTGTTGAGCGATTGCAAACTTAGTTGTATCAAGGACATAAGCCTTAGATGCAGTTACCAAGCTATGAGGAATAACTGGGATACCCATGATTCTTACGTTACCTTGAGGATCGATAGTGATACCACCAGGTACAGAGTAAGAACCGTTAGCTGGCAATGTTTTCAATACGTTAGCCCAACCAGTGTGTGTGGTCAAGATAAGGTTTGCATTCCAGTTAAGACCGCCAAGTTGAGCTACATAATCTACGAACTTCTCAGCTGTGTTAGCACCACTAGATGAACCAGCAGTTGCAGATGCAGCGAGGTCGTTCAAGTAATATGTATCTTCAGCTCTTTGGAAATCTTCGATCAAAGATTGCTGCAAATATGCGTTCAAGAAAGGAAGATCATCAACCATTTGGCGAGATACCTTTACATAACCAGCGATGAATTGCAACACTTTGTTTACAACTGTTACATCGTAATCAATTTGTGCTTTAGCAGAACCTTCGGTTTGCTTACCGAAAGAACCTTCACCAACTGGGATGTTACCTTTAGGGAAAGAAACAGAACCAGTTGATACTGGGATGATGTTGAATACGCTTCTGAGGTGTGGGTTCACGAAAGAACGCAACGCAGGAGAATTGATGTAAGAAGTGTAAGGATTACCGGTCAAGTTAACTGCTTCAGTCATAACACCAACAGCTTTAAGATCCAATTCGAAATTGAAACCTTTACCGTTTGTTCTAGCAGCTTCTTTGATTGAATCGTAACCTTTTACGATTGCATCACCAATTGCTGATTTAATTTCAGAAATGTGGTCAGCATAAGATTGTGCAACTTTCTTCTCTTCTTTTGCAGAAAGTTTACCAAATGCAGCTTTGGCAGCGAGAACTTCTTCTCTTGCTTCAGCGATTGTCTTGTTGTTCTTAGCAATTTGCTCGTTGATTGACTCAACTTTGCTTTCGAACGCCTTAGCGGCTTTCTCAGTAGCAGCAGCTACTTCAGCCTTTTGTTCAGCGAGTTTAGCTTCCAAAGCTGACTCGAATGATTTAATGTCGCTCATTTTAAAATTTGTTTATTATGTTTATTAATGTATCAACACTTACCTCTTCTTCTTTTGGCTGCAAAGGTGTTTCATCAACTGCCTTTGTGCTACTCATCTGTTCTACGGCTTGTGCTAATTGTTTTACTTTTAAAAGACACAAATCAATTGTTTCATCTGTTACATCGCTATTGCGAATAAATTTTTCAAACGATTTGATTTGATCTTGTATTTTCTCTAAGTTATTATAATTTTTCATACCAAGGAGCGGTGTGGCTTCATTAGCACCCCAAGCAGTCAGGCTAGATCCTTCAAAAAGCATAACCTCATGGATTTGGTTGCCATTGTCTGCTTTTTGCTCTCTCAGCGTTCTGAACCCAATTGAATGCTCGGTGATAAGGCCACTCTCAACCATCTTTACAAAATCCTTGCCAAGCTGATGGCTGCCAACTTTTGATCTGTAATATAGACCATAGTCATCTTCTTTCAGCTCCAAAATTTTACCCAAAGGTTGTGAAGGATCGTGGTTCATTAGATGCTTAATTCTATTCTTCCCTTCTGGTCCCCAGTCTTGGATTGAACGCTTGAATGCGCCTGGCATCATAATGTCACCATCGCTGTCAACATTACCAAAAGCAGAGAAGTAACCAATGACCTCACCATTTTTAGTATCAACGTCTTTAACCTCTAGGTCAAAGGATTTGTAATTGTATATCATTCCACCTTGTTTTTTGTCTATTTGTTTTAGTTTTCTTATTGCCCACTCTACGCCTGCTGTGCCACCCCATGCATCCCACATAAGACCGCCGCATCCTTCGCTATAAGGCACGTCTGCGTGTTGCTGATGCCTTTTAAATGAAGCCATGCGAGCGATTGTATCTCTGCTTATCTTTTCGCGGTTTGCGAGCTGATTTGCGCGGGTCCAGCCCACTGGAGTGCCACATGAGCTGCCATTCTCCTCTTTCCACTTCAAAGCACGCTTTGCGTTGTTGCTAGCAGCCTCTGGATAATCATTGTAGGTCTCCTCTTTCAGCTCTAGGCTCTTGCCTTCTTGAGCAAGATACGCTTGATAGGCACGCAGTGCACTCTCTCTATTCTCATAGACGCATTCGCCTTCCCCTATCCTATACTTGCCATTTGAACACGAATATATTGGCATATTTATCTTTTCATTATTAGTCTTCCATTAGCATCACGCTTAGGCACAAAGCCTATTGCGCATCGACAGTTAATAGTGAAGCCTGCTGGGCTATTTGGGTCTCCAGGTGCAGCGGCTAGCACTGTGTCACCTTTCTTACCAGTAGAAGTAAATGGTTGGTCATACGGTACTTGTTGGCCATCCATGTTTAAGTGATCATAAGTATTGCGAGGTATTCTCCTCGTCCTGCTGTCTCTCGCCGCTATCCAAACTTTATCTACTTCAAAGTTATGGGAATTTGCGCCTTGTAGTGCAGCATAATTTGATGCACGCATCACCTCTGTTCTTGCTATCCTTCTCGCACGCATTGCGCTGTATCCTAGCTCGTCATCACTTGTAATGATGCGCACCATCTCGTCTATGCTCAAACCTTCCTGCACAGCTTGCGTGATAATATCCGTCAGCTTCTTTTTAGATGTCTGTGTCATCTCTGCCACGAGCTGAAAGCCATACAGACTCAAAAATTGTATGATCTGACTTATAAAGTCAGTATTGAGTCCAAATGGGTCTGCGGCTTTTCGAGATTGGTTTCTCACTGCTCTATATGAAGCATTGCCGAACACCACTGCGGTTTCGCGGTATAGCTCGGTCATTATCTTCATCAGCTCATCGCTCCAAGCGTAGCTACCCATCATAGACAGCGTTGCACTTGGTCCCATGAGCTGCAAGTCTCTTGCCACTTTGCGCATCTCTTTACTGATCGCCTTTTGAAACAAAGAACTATACTTAATGTCAAGACCTCTACGAAGTCTCTCAAACTTGGTCCAATAAGCCTCTCTTTGACTCGCGTTCATCGATTAGCTTTTTTTTATATGCTGTCCTCAATGACATCATCATTGCTTTCTCTACTGCGCAGTTCTGCTCGCTCTTCAGCTTGGGATATTTCGTCATCACTATCCTCATTATCTCCTCGTCTGTTGTTTGCGATGTTATTTGTTCCGTTGTCATCTTCGTCTTCTATGTCTTCTGATGGTGGAATAGTTAGGTCCATGACCGCTTGCTCAATAGGTATTAGACCTTGATTGATGTATGCATATCCAAACGCACCCTCACGCTCTTGATAGTTCATTGCAACACGCTTCTCATCAAATGTGAGCCAGTTTGCGTCACGCAAGCTACGGACCATTCTCTCCATGTCTTGCTGCATCTCTGGAAGTGCAGTGATATCAAAGTCAATGAACGCATCCTCACCGTATCTTGGCACGAGCCATTTGTTCAATTCATCACGAAGTTGGCAACACATCGGAATGATGGTGTTGGTAATAAGGTCACGCATTGCGTTTTGGTAGTTGTTGTAGCTAGATGTGTCAACATCGAACAGCACAGCAGGAAGACCAAACACGCGGCACCACTGATGCATAGAAAGGCGCAATGTGTTCACCAGCTCCATGTCGACACTAGACATACCAAAGTTGAGGTAGTCCCAAGGAGTTTGCAGCACTGCCACCTTTCCTTTGTTGTCAACATAGTTTATGTTCTCATTCACAGCACGTCTGATGTCACTCGCTTGCTCTATTGTAAAGTTAGGCACGATGTTACCCAGCGGTCTAGGAGTCAAGGCTCCCTTCGCTCCACCGTTGCCAGTCATCATCGCTGATGCATCCGCCGCATTGTTTGACATACGAAGTGTCTTAAGTGCTGCACGAAGTGGAGACACACCGCGAAGGTGTGCGCGAGTGGTAGCATCGAACTCTGGGTTCCATGATGCCCAATGCATCACTTGCTCTTTTGGCAAATTGATACCTTCTCCTATCTGGAGCTTGTATGCCATGATATTATATACATCGACTGGATCTGGGTATATTTCCAAAAACTGGGTGGGCAGTATGTTGAGTTCACTGAACTGTCCTCCAAGTTTACCATCATTTCCATAAATGTTTCCTTCTCCTGAGAGATATCTGTATCCAAATAAGTTTTCAAAGAATTGGTCTTGAGATTGATAATTATTTGGCCTTTCAAGCAACCTTGCTAAAGGCGTACCCATGATAATATTTTCGCTGTATGCGTTCTTGCGCGAGATGATTGCCTGCTCATACGCACCACGATTGGCAATGCCTTTCGATAGTTGCTTGTAGCGCATCAGCTCGGTGCGAGCCTTCTCGCCAGGATTGAGCTTATAGACATACCAAGGAATAGAAGCACTCTTGCGAGCAAGGAAGCTCACAATCGCATAGACATCTGCGTTGCCGAGATATCCTTCTGTAACATATGAGGCTGATGTGTAATTCTGAACAAGCGCACTGTTAAGGCCAACCATCTGCACCGGACTCGATGGATATGGATTGATGCCTTTCTTTTTGAAGATGTCGAATAATCCCATGTTGTTATATTGCTCCCCAGGTAACGCTAGGGATTGTTAATTTAGAAAATATTGCATAACGCATAGCGTCACAAGCGTGGTCTGAGAATTTGACTGGTTGATCTAACTTCATTCCGTTACGATCCGTCTTCCAACGGTAATTTTTTAACTCCTTCAACAAATTTACACTATCTTGATGGATAACCAAAGGGGTGCCTTTTATAGTGCGTATACCCTCGGTCACATCTTTATTGGCTGGCTTTGCGTTCAGACCGCATCTCACAAGTTCCTCAATCGTCTTTGGCTCCGCTGCATCACAATAAATCTCATCATACTTCTCTAGTTCCAAAGCTAAGATTTTTTCCACTAAATCATTCGTGGTAAGTTTTGTATCATAGATCAGCTCCTTTACATATGCAATGCCGTCATTGAAGACTACTTTGACAAGTGACGATGGATTGTTAAATCCAAAGTCAAGTCCGTACACTGTCTCACCTTCTGGCATATTCTCTGTTGTCTTCCAATGCGTGTAAATGAGGTCTTGCGAGAGTCCACGCTGACCAAGGCCGTAGATTTGCCAATAGTTCTCGTCTGCGTCTTTTAACCGCTCTAATTCCTCCACAAGCTCTTTTGCGAGGAATGGATTGTCTTTGAATGTCGTGATATGAAAGTCGGCATCGTCTCTTGGAATCACGTTGTCATAAATCCATGAGGAGATGTCCGATGGGTTATAGTCAATCACTATCTTACCTTCCGTACGCATGATGAGCTGCATCCATGCTTCGTAACTGAGTTCGTTGGCCTCATTGCAAAAGAGGTACGTTCTAGCTCGACCACGAATCTTCTGTGGCTGATCAGCTGATACAAATTCAATGACATTGCCATTGAGCTGATATATCTGTTCCGTTTTATTGTGATTGTCTTCTGAATAAATGCCTAAGCGGCTGAGGATGTCGACAAAGTCTCTAAGCACTGAACCCTTGATGGATGGAAGAGATTGTCTTACTACTGTCAAAGTTTTGCCATTTTCTTGTAACAGCTTTATGATAAACCATATTAAGATGTTGTAGGTCTTGCCAGAACGTGAACCTCCTTGCATTACCGTTATTCTCTTTTTGCTTTCCTGCAATATTTCAAAGATCTTATTAGTCTGTAGTTTAGCGTTCATAGTAAGAGTTTTATAATTTTTCTAAAAAATCAGAATCAGTTTTTGAAAGTGAAAAGTAGGTATAAAAAGGGGGTCATTATATATAAGTTTGTTTAGACAAGAGTTTGAGGGCTACCAGAAATGCTGTTATACCCCGCCGCTAGATCAATGTTTAAACTTTAAGTCCCCCCCATTAGTGGAGCATCAAACCGGCTGCCATTGTGTCAAACATATGTAAACAAATTTATATATGTCAAATAACTAGTATTATGTTAAATAGAAAGTTGCGGCATATTGTCAGTTCGTTGCGGCCTCAAGCACTTCGATATTCGGCTTAATTACTTCGACCTGAACCTGATTTAAACTGCCTTCGATCTTGTTCTCTATTTTCTGAGTCGGAAGACCAATGTAATAGTTCATAAAGATTTGTAAGGCCTTAGGATCGCCGTCACCTATCTTCCTTTCCAATACCCGGAAAGCTAGATCCGCCATAGGTTGCAGCCTGGCTATTACTTCTTCTTCCTCTAGTCTCTTTTTCCGTCCGGATCCTGGCCGGTATCCGCCCTTCTTCTTCTTTTCTTCCCTTTGTTCAATTAACTTATCTAGTTGACTGTCAGATATTGCCATCGAAAATAATTTGCTTATTCAATTGTGTTTTGTTTGTTTTCTGGTATGTTCACCTGTTCCATATTATGGGTATGGCCTTTATCGTCTATACTGTCACGCTCAAATATCCTGAGCTTTATCCAGCCGTCTTGATCCGGCCTATCTAAAATATATTTCACAAAATCAGGTTTAAATATGTTCAAATAGATTGAGCCGTCCTTTTGTCCTTTCTTTATATAAAAGCCTTTCTTTTTCAATCTTACAATGATTGACTAAATATTTTTATTCTGATCACTTTCCACATAATTTGTTGATAAATAAATAGTTATACTATATAAAAATAAATATTTAATTTTTTTTAGACAGTTTT